CTTCTCTCATCAGTAGCACTACTTAATCCTATTTTTTTAAAAACATTAATTTTAAAACCAGTAATAGTTATATCTGTTATAGATAAATATTCTTCATCTTGTAAATTCAAAACTATAACCTCCACGTATGGTTTTAAATCAGCACCAATATCCAAAGAAGCATCACCAGCAAAAAATGGTTTTGTAAAAGTAATTTCCGTATCTTCAGTGCTTGATGTAGTTAATTTTTCTACATTTGTTTCTGTTCTAGGTTCCATCTCTGCTGAATAACCTAACTCTTTAATGACTATAGATTGAACAGGATCATTAGATTTCATCTGAAGTTTAAATTTAAATGCTCTTGCATTGAAAGTACCATTAACAAAAGTGTTAAATCTTGTAAACGCCTTACTTATTGTGCAATCACCATTAACATTAAGCTGATTAAAAATAGTTACAAAAAACTTGTCATCGTCAATGAATACAACTTGATATTGTCTATCTGAACCACCTAAAGATGTATTGTTTTGTAAAGGACCATTTGTAAAATTAATATATATCATATCTCCTTGTTTTAACCCATGATTATTTCTCCGTATAGTTATACCTTGGGGGTGATCTCCTGAGGCTCCATTGGAATATGTTGCATTATCTGATATAGCTGGATCTCCATCACTTGTTGCAACAAATAATGTCGCATCAACATCAAATGCATCAGTCTGATCAAAACTTGTCCACGTATCAATTAAAGCTGTTCTGCTATCAAAAGTATTTCTATAATATGCTTCAGTAATAAGATGTCTTTTTAAATTAACAAAAGTTTTGCTTCCAAAATCTAAAGCAGCAGCAAAGAAATATTCACCTGTTAAAGTTTGCTGATTGCTGGAAAATTCATCTAAAGTTAAACCATTTTTTGAAGAATCAAAAGAACAATTTGTCTTAGTACCAGAAAAAGGAGTGCTTTGTGTATCTTCTCTGTTGTCAGAGGCAACGACTATAGGTAAGGGGTCTGAATTGTTGTAAATTACAGAAGTCTCTCCAGCACTAAGTCTCCCACCATCATCTTTGAATTTTAAAATATATTCACCAGAAGTAATGTTTGGAACTTCAGCTTCTGTGCTATTACCGCTTACCTCTTTAATAGTTGTAGAATTACTAAAACTTCCTGTGCCATCATTTATATTAGTTGCTCTAATCACAACTGTTCCTCCATGCAAGACATCCACATCTGTGGATTGATCAAAACGCAATCTGACTAATTTATCTGATATTGTTTCTATTCCTAAATTTTGGACATTATTTGGTAGTGCTGTTTTTCCAAAGGTTTTTATACTGACAGTTGTAGTCGTTGAACTCATAACACCTAAAGCATTAATAGATTTAACCCTAAATGTATATTGACCTAAATCTGATTCTTTTAATTGAAAATTTGTGTCTGCTACTATTAATGTTTGTGGGTTATCATTAGGCCCTTCAAATTCTAAATAATAATTTTTTACGCCTTGAACTGGTTGCCATGTAACATCTACTACTGATACAGCCCTATCATTTAATACAATAATTCTTTCTTTAGCTTCTAAAAAGCTTGGGCTTGGTTTCTCATCAATAAGAGTTCTAATATTTCTTGGATTTGCAGCAATTTCTGGATCTTCAACTTGTGCGTATTTATTTGTGTCGTGAATTATTGCAGTTATTTTATATTCACAATGATTTTCTTCTTCAACACTGATAACTCTATATGTTTGAAACTCAACGTCTGTATTTTCAATAGCCCATACACTATTTACCTGTGGAGCTACTGAAAATGGAGATGTCACAGTTATTGTTCTACCTGTAATATCACTAATATCTCTTGTTTCAATCATTGTAGTTTGTTTTGTACTAGCATCAATTTCTTTTGGATTTGGTAATACAACAGAAAGTTTTGCATTATTAATATCAGTTAAATCTGTATTATTTTCATCATCAACAATTATCTGATCTATATTCTCATCACCTTGACTATCATTAACTGAATTTATTCGACCTCCTCTCCTGATACCAGCTTTTAAACTATCAGCTATACCTATAATTGTAGATGGTCTAATATATACTCCAGCTTCTAATGTTGCAGTGAAACTACATATTTGAGTTTCTTTTAAATTTGTATATAAAAACCATCTTCCAAAACGATTTGCCTGACCTCTTGAAGTGCAAGCAAAAGTTTTTAGTGTTTTTCTAATATTTCCAAATTTTGACGTATAACCAGACAATGCATCTATTTGATCAGCACTGACATATTCAAAATCTAAATCTTGTGTATCATTATTAAAATATGAAACTTCTACTTCAGTGAATTTTGTTTTCTGTCCAACAGTTGAATAAGTAAAACCCTGTTCACTGATATTTGAATTATTAAATATATATTGAGGATCTGAGGTATTTGTTGCTATGTTTGTTGGTCTGTCTTGCACAATGGATAAGCTGCCATTAGTATAAAATGCCTCTGCTCTCATCACACTACATAAATCAGATATCAAAGTATAAGCATCCCTTCTTTGATTTAAAATTATATTTGTAGAAAAACGTGGTTCTTCCGTCTGTGTTATCGGATCAGTAATTAAAGCACTTGAATATTTAGAAGCTTCAAAAAAAGAAAACAAATCCAAGTTTTCCTCCTTAATTATTCCATCTGGCCCACCAAATCCTTTGTCTGTTGTAAGTAAATCAAAAAGTACAAAAGCTGGATCACTAGACCAAACCTTTGTTGTTGTTAAAACACCTTGAAAAATATAACCGTCTGGGTAAATTATTCTTCCATTATTGGTATCAGCTTGTGGGGTAAGTGTTACTCCATCAGCGGTATAAGGAGCAGGGATACGAATCTTGGTTCCCTTGACCCTAAACATACGTCTTGGATAGCTTCTAAAGGTTTCTGCATTAAACCTTGTTGCTACATAAGCAAAATTATTATAGTTATTTGTTTCGCTAATTATTTGTGTGATACCAGCTAAAAAGGTTTTATTTCGTAATTTATCATCATCTAAATTATCAACAGTTTCTCTTATGACGGTAACAGATATTGGAAAACTTAAATTTACATTTGTGCTTTTAGTCCCATCATCGTTTGTTGTTATGACTTGAGGAAATTTAATTTCATAATCTTTTAAAAAATTATTACTTACTTTTCCTTCAATCACATCAGAATTAACTGGTGTTGCTATAGTTCCGTCTTGTTGTGTAATTCTTATTGTTATCTGAACACTGGTTTTACTTACACCACCATCATCGTTAAATTTTTGCAGTTGAGGAATTTGCACAGTCACTCTTATTTTATCTATAGAAGTGTTAGTTATTGTTTCTGTTACAGGAGCACTATTTTTAATTTCTTTTGGAAATTGACCACCTAAATTTATTTCAGTTGCATTAACCATCTGTACAGGTAACTGCTCTGATAATCCAGTTCTTTGTTCAACAGTGACATCTTGAAAATTTTCTATCCCAACAGCATTTAATAAAGGGGTTTTATCTAAAAAAACATTTTTACGAAACGTATCAGTACCATCTCCACCTTCATCTAAAATTCCTTCAATTTCTCCATACCCTAATAAATCAACAACAGTTGCAAACTGTTTACTCCTTAATGCATCTTTTTTTAAATCTGCATCAAAAACTTGGGGTGTTTCACCAAATAATTGATCGTCAACAAGTTTTGGCATTTAAGCTTCTTTTAAAATTTGGGCAGAATCAGAGCCTGCACTTATTATTACAGATCCAGAATAAACAAGCCCATATAAAATAGGTATAGGAACACCAGCATTAGAAACATTTTGAATACCACTAAAAGAATATGAAGCTCTAATTGCTGGATCTATTTGAGATACTTGTGAGTTGTTGTTAGTGCCACGGTCACCAGACAAAGCATTACTAGCTAAATTACCTAAGAAACCCCCAATAGGGCCTCCGTAAATATAGCCAAGAATAGGTAACCCATAATCAACAAAAAGATCTACTGCAAAATTAAATGCATCTTCAAGAGCATCAGTAATAAATTCTGAACCAACAGCTATTGGAATTATTTGTATATCTCCTTGTCCTGTACAATTTAACAAATCTTTAGTTATAGTTTGCCCGCCCATTTTTACTTTATAAAATTGTTTATTCATGTGTTTTTCTACACCATCAAAATTTGCTTTTATAAAATTGCATGCCTGTTGTGGTGTATTAACGGCAGCCTCAAATGTTGATTTGCCTAAAAACTGCCTTAATTTGCCATAAACTTTAATTTTTCTAAGGTTCATATCTATAAATACCTCTTAGTTGTTTCTGATAACTTAAATTAAAAACCTCTCTACAACTTAACTTATTAATGCTGTGATGTAAAATTATCATGTCTCCAAGATATAAAGCAGCATGGTTATATGAATTTTTTCTGCCTTCAAATAATAAAACGTCTCCAGTTTCAAGTTTACTAGTGGAGCTATATTTCTTAAATCCTAAAATTGGTAAAGCTTTTTCAAACTCAGGTTTTTGTGCATGCTCTTTAATTGTTTTTGGTCTTTTCCATTCTATTAGTTTTATATTTTTTGTTTCATAATACCAATCACTGATAACACTCCAACAATCATGTTTCCCCCAAATCCATTTACGTCCTATAAGAGATGGTGTTTTCCATCCTGACGGTTCTAACTTGTTCCAGCTTTTATGTTTAACACTATAAATATAATATGGAAATCCAAGATGCTCACAAGAAGCTTTATCTGCACTGGAAGGAGTTGAGGCACTAACAGGATGGCTATGAACAACACCTAATATTTCACCAGCATCTTCACAACTTGCCCAATCATCTGGGTCAATTATAAAAAATTGATGTTTACCTTCTGCTAAATTTTTACAAGGCCAAAATTTTTCTTTGCCTTCTATTATGGCAAATAAACCACAAGCCTCATTAGGAGAATAATTTTCTGCATATTTTATGAAATCATTTTGCCAAGACATAATTAAAAATTAACAAACCTCCCTACACCAGAAAAGTCATCATGCGTAACTAATTTTTTAGGTGCATTAATATTTGGAAGATCAAAACTACTTACCATTTCAAATTGTACAATATCCTTATTCTCTACTGTTTTTTTATCAATAAAGTAAATTTCTCTAGGAAACTCAGCAGTTGGATCAACATTATCTACTTTGTACGGATTTATATTTGAAGGGAAATTTTCTTCATCAAGAAATCTAGATAAAGTACGTCTTCTTGTTACCTTTGCATTTTGTAAATCAGAAAAAGGTGTGGTTTTATTAGCAAGTTCTATAATATCTGTAATACTACCTAAAACATTTGAGAAAGAAATAATAGGTCTTGGAAGTGTACCTTTACCAGAATATTTAAAACCTTGAGCCTGACATGGAAATTTAGTGTAAGTGTTAGATTGCCAAACTATATTTTGATTGCTCATGCTAACACCAGAGTGAAAAAGATAAACAGTAGGATTTTGAAGATTTGTATTTACATTAAAAGTTACATCATGAGTGCCTGTTATTGAAGCAGAAGTTAAGGCTTTAACAGTAAAACTATCAGTCGCAACTGTTTTTATAGTATATATTCCATCAGCAGCACCACCTGTAACAAAATTAAGACTTAAAATTAATCCAACAGAAAAACCATGAGCAGTTAAATTTATCGTTATGTCTGTACCACTTTGTGTATATTGTGCTGTTTTTGCATCTTTTGTATAATGTAAGTCAGGTTGTAATTCAACAGAAAATAATTCAATAATTGATTTATTAGTTAACTGTTGTAGTTCTGCAACAGGATTAGACATTTATGGTTCAAATACCTCTCTGAAAGTACAATTAATTATTGCTCTGTTTAAATAAGGAATTTGTTTAGTCCAAGAATCACAGACATATTGTCCCGCACCAGAAAGCGTAATTGAAACAGTACCAGAATCAGTTGCATTATTAGTTGTAAAAACTGCAAAGCTATTACTGTTAATAACAGATTTAACAACATAAGATCCGTCTTGTGGCGTTCCCACTGGATCATTAGTAGAGGTGTAATCAATATTTATAACATCTCCTATTGCAAGTCCATGATTAGGAACAGTTATTGTTGCTGTTGTAGTTGATTGAGTATACTCACCTGTTTTTGTAAACCCCTCTCCAGTTGGAGTAAACGTAAAACTTGCCTGATCGTTGATTCTGCTTCTTAAAAAAGCTTCTATGATATCTGACTGCTCTTCAGAAACATTAAAAGTAAGATTATATACTTTTGGATCTTGTGTCAAAGGTAACCCATATAAAGCTCTAAACTCATAGCCATCACCCAGTTTCGTAACTTTTACTTTTGGTTGACTGGTTTTTCTAAAACCAGAATATGTTGGTTGTATTGAAGGGAAAGTTGGCATTATTTACTTAATAATCCTCCAGATCTTTGTTCTTGTACTATTGTAGTTTGTACCACAGACGCAATAAGTTGTCCAAGTGCTTGGCCTTGTCCTTCGTTTCCTTGAACAGAACTTCCAGACGCATCTACAGATACATTAATAATATTGGTTGTACTTCCACCAAGTTGGTTGTTTGGGATTATTGTGCCGCCTACTTTAGGGACAAATAACTCTGGCCCACGTTCTCCAACTATTGAAGCTTTCCCTACTGGTGGCCTACCACCATCTGCAAATAGCCCTCCTAATATTTTGCCAAGAAATCCTCCTAAACCCTTGCCACCTTGTCCACCTTTAGCAAAGTTTTCTCCAAATTGACCTAAAAGTTTATCTAATTGAGCATCGATAATTTTATCTCTAATTTTATTTAATACATTTGTCATTGCTTGGCCAAATGATTGTGCGCCTGTTATAGCTTCGCGTAAATTATCTTTAATATTATTTTCAATTTCTTCACCTACAGCAGCCATTTTTTCTTTTAACTTATCTGTCTCTTCTTGTTTTTTCTTAATTTTTTCTGCACCCTCTTCAAGCTTTTGATTTTCTTTTTCTAATTTTAAAATAATTTTTGCTAGTTCTTCGCCATACTTTTCTGTGAGTTCTATTCTTCTTTGTTCTTGATCAAATTGCTTTTTGCCCTCTTCAGTAGCAATTTTTGTTCTTTGTAAATTAATTTTTAATGCCTCGTTTTTTTCTTTCAAAGCCTCTTTTGCTTTTTGAAACTCTCTTGATAATTCAAGACCTTGTGCTATAACTAATCTTTTTTGTAATTTTATTAAGTCTTTTTCTAAACCTAAAAGTTCTGCGCGTTGATTTGGTGAAAATATTAAAAAATCTTGTTTATCAGCTTCAGCTTTAGCTTCTTTAAGTTTGTCTATTTTTTTTGTAACAGAATCAATTTTTGCCTGTAAGTCTGAAGAACTTCCATCTTCTAATAATTCATTAAATTCTTTTTGTTTATTTATTGCTTTTATAATTGCATTTGTAAGAAAAACAAAACCGCCAGCGATAGCTACTAAAGGCAAAGCGTTCATTGCAATAGCTAAAGCTCCTGATGAAATAGCTAAAGCTTTAGTTGATATAGCAGCAGTTGACTGCGCTTTAGCCATAGCTATAGCTCCAGCACTTGTTAATTTAAATTTTGCTGCTAAGACAGTTAATGCACCAGATAATATCGTTGAAACAGCTATTAAACCTTTTGCAGCTAAAGCAATTCCTGTTAATACTACAGCGGTTTGCCCCTCTGATGTTTGTAAAAAATCACTTGCACTTAGAGTTAAATCCGAAAAAGCTGTAATAGCAGTTTTTAAAGCTGGACTTAATGATTGTCCTATAGTTCTAGCTAATGAGTCAAAAGAATCTTGTAAGGTTGATAATTTACCATTTAAAGTTGTTGCCTGTGCTGTTGCTCCTCCAAAAAATGCTCCTCCCTGATTAGTTAAATTTATTAATGCCTGATTAACTTTATCAGCACCAATTTTTCCTTGCCTTTGTGCTTTTTCAAAAGCATCACCTTGTAAGCCAGTTATACGTTTAAGTTCTGTTGTAATATCTACTCCTCTTTCTAATAACTGTAAATTCTCTTCTTGTTGCAATTTCCCTTTAGCCCTTATTTGTCCAAATGCGGCTGCTATACCTTGCAAATCAGCACCAGTAGCACCAGCGACCTCAGACAACCTTTTTGTAGTATCAACTAATTCATCAGTCTCAAACCCAAAAGCTTTTAATCTTTTTGTTTGCTCTATTAATTCACTACTTGTAAAAGGTGTAACAGCACCAAATTGTTGAAGCTCTTTAATTATTTTATTTGTATCTCTGACAGATCCAGTAAGAACTTCTAAGCTTTTTCTTTGGGTCTCTAACTCTGCTGTTTTAAAAAAAACAAATCTTGATGTACCAACTAATGCTATAGCAGAGGCAACTTTAGCAACTTGTGTTTGTAAACCACCAAATGATTTTTGTAATTGATTAGTTTTATTCTGAACACCCTTTAATGCCCTTGTGGCATTAGTGGCATCGACTGTTAGTTTTACATTTGCCTGTGCCACTAATAAAAAAAAGTCTTTCTTATATATTACCTTGAATTGTGTTTTTGTCGTTGCAATGCTTTTTTTTCTTCGTCAGCTTTTATTTCATAATATCCAGCCCAATAGATAAGCTCTGCCTCTGTCATGTTGAGTCTCAGTTCTTGAACTGTTTTACTAAGTTCTGTTGCTAGGAAAAACTCAAATCTAAACCAAGCATCCCCTTTTATTCTTTTTTTGCTGTATCTATATCTAATTCAATATCATTTAAGAAAAGTTCTAAGTCATTCAAAACTTTTTCTGGTAATTTTCTTTGTAATATTGGAGCATCTGACATATCAAAAGCTAAAGTACCATCTTCTTTCTCTGCCATCTGGCAAAGTAGTTGAGTTGATATAACTAAAGCATCAGCATTAGCTCCCGCTAATTGTTGTGCTTTAACTCTTGCATATCTGGTTATTGGTTTAAAATATAAAGTCATTACAACTTCATCTTTTGAATTTTTTACATCAAATTTTCTTCTTGTAACCATTTCATCTTGAAATGCTCCAAGTAATATGTCCGTTGTTCTTTGTGTTGCCATAAATTAATTAAATTGTTGAAGTAATAGTTCCAGATGCTTTAAATGTAATGTTGATTGTGCTTACATCACCTAGAGATGAACCCTGTTCAAAATTTGTAATAACACCATCAAAGCTAATCATATCTGTAGAAGAGCCACTTGTATTATCTGGATAAAGTTCAAACAGTGCTGTTGCTGGATCGTTTGCAGTTAAGACTCCATTCATAAATGTTAAAGTCTCATTTGCTGCATCATTTTGATAAACCAATTCAGCAGATCCTTCACCTTCAATTAAACCACCTACATAAGATTTAAAAGTGTTACCCTGCACTGTTGTCTCTTGAATATCTTTAGTGATAGACATTGACCATGATCTAGTACCAGCCACTACTCCAGCAGTTGCACCTCCATCGTCAAATCTTACTTGACCTACATCACCTTTTACAGCAGCCATAATAATCTAAATTAATATTTATAAATATATTAACCTTTTTCTAGTCTTTTTACACCTTTTTGTTTTACTTATATAGTTTCATATAATTCAAAAGTAATTCTTATTTGTGTTTGAAACTTACCTTCAATGGTTGATTGAAATATTTCTGGACCGATAGGAGCATCAAAACGTACACCTGTAACTACAATTCTATTAAATAAATTTCTTATTCTATCTCCAATAATAAAATTAGATCCTGATCCAAAACCTTGTTTTGTAAAAATATCAAGAGTTATAAGACCTACTATTAAATTTGTTGTATTTTCTGTTGTATTTTGTGTTAAATATTGATTTGTTCCAAAATTTATAACGCATTGTATAAATTCATCATTAATTGATTCATCAAAATCAACATTACTAAAAATAATTGGTATTACTTGACCAAAATTAAATTCATTAGATAATCTCGTTTCAATAATAGATCTTACGGTGTTTAAATTTATTGCGGCCATTAAATACCTCTTTTAATTCTTTCATATTCTCTTCTTGCATATTGTTCAAGTTCTTTGCCGATAATTTCTGGAAATCCAGCAACAGTCTTTTGTCTTGTTCTATAAACACCACCCCATGAGGGTGGAAAGTTTACACCAAAACATACAGGTTCTGCATACTCAAGATTATTAATTATTGTCCCTTCAAGCGGTTTTATTTGTGTTTGCCATGCTTCGCGAAGTGAACCGCCAGCCCCATGATCTAATAAAGCTTTTTTAAAAGGAACTACTTGGCCATTTGGTAATGTAAAAAAGTTTGGTATAGAATTTAAATCGGGATAATTGTCTAAAGAAAAAACAGGTGTTGCTTTTTTTACTCTTTTAGTCCACTCTAAAGTTGTGGCAGCAACTAAATCTTCTACCGCCTCCCTCATTACATCATCTATTTGATCTAATCTTATTTTCCTTGTCATATTTACCTTAAAATTAAATCAAAACTTATTGGTTTATTATTTTGCTCATTTGTAATTACATTAATTATTCTATAGTTAATATTATTTATAATGACTCTATCTTTTGTAGTTGGTACAAAAGTTATATCTCCAGCAGAAATAGTTAGATCTTTACTTTGTGATTCTATTAAATTATCACTTTTATTTCTTATAGCATTGCCTGTTATACCTTTAACATTTACGTGAGTATCAATATTACAAAAAGTACCAGTTTGTTCATCATACACACCTTTTGAAAGTCTTACTATTGTGACTTCAGTTCCAATCGCTTTCACTCCTGTAGATATACCTTTAATAATACTTTTTGCTATGTTCATAATCTATAAGCAATAACAGTTCCACTAGTTAAAGTAATGCTAGTAATAATTCCGCATATTTCACCTGTTGCATTAAGATTTAATGATGTTAAATCACCGCTAATGTTCTCAGCAACAATTGTTGCTATTACAGAGTCATTTAATGCCACAATTTTGCCGAATCTACCTGAAACAGTACTTGTATCATTAATAATTATTGCAGCAGGGTATTCATACGCCATTGTTAAGACCTCCTAATTGGTAAATTTGCAGTCCCACCCATTCTAATGCCATTTAGGTAATGATCCACAATTGGAGGTATGCGATCAATTCCAACTCTGCCATAAAGATTAGGAGTTAAATTTATATTACCAATATTTAATGATTGAAAATCTTCTAATCCAGTTAAACCTAATCCGTCTTTATTATTATTTAAATACACTGCAAGATGAATTTGAGCATGCTTAACCTTATCTGGAATTTCTGTATCTGTATAATAATCATCAATAATTCTATAGGGAAAACTTATGGAGTATAGATGGTTATGGTGATCAGGAACACGAACCCCGCTTCGAGGCCATTGTAATGATTGTATTTTGTTTACCCTAGATCCTAAAAAGTTTTCACGATCAATTCTTTGTGTGCTTGTAAATAAAGCTCTGTTTTTTTGGTCTTCAGTGCTATTGTCCCACGCAACAACGTCATCAGACTCAGTTAGCCCATCTATAAAATCTTGTGCTTGAGTCAATGTGACATAGCTGTTAGCTGATGCGCTTCCGACTGTCGCTACTATTGAGATTGCCATTTTTCTTTAATTTTGGCTTTGTTTTTTTTACAGAAGTAACGGAGGCCGCTTTTTGTTTAGCAGCCTCACGTTCTCTTAATCGCCTAAATGTTGCGATACTCATTAATTTTTAATCGTTATTTGAAACAACTGTAGCGCGTACTATACCGCAATTCTTGGTTTCATATACTTTTGCCCAAGTGCCTGCAGTCTCAAGAACTGATCTTGAAGGGTTGACAGTAGTTACATTATATTTTAACCCTACAGGGTGATAAATATAATGCAGATCAATAGCCATTGCTTCTTCTAAAGCAAGAATATCTCTGTCAGTTTGTGTCCTTATCGGGGCCTGTTCGCCAGTTACGACAGATCCTTGAGAAAACATAAACACGCTGTACTCAGTGGAAGAACCAGTTCCTGCAACTGGTACGTCATCAGAAACAATTACATTTAAACCCATGAATTGTCCAAAATTAGGATTTTGGAAAGCACCTTGAAGACTTCCACCAGAAGCTGTAGCATTACCGCCATTTACATCAGAAGCAGCGACAAAATCAACTGCATTTCTTTCCACCAAGTCATAATAGCAACGACTATGCATAGCAATTGATGTAAGCTTAGAGCCTTGATCACCTAACAAAGATTGTGCCTTTGCAACGTGTCTAGGAGCTAATGCTGTTGGTGTATCTGTTGATTCACTATCAATAGTTAATTCAAATAATGCTGAGTTACTATCGTTATCATTTATAGAACCAAAAGCACCACTTAAACAAGAATACAAATCTTTTTGTTTTTGGTTGTTGACGTATGCCGCCATCTTTTGACCAATAACAGCCATTGGGTCATCACTGTCACCAATAGCTATTGCAGCTAAATCACGCGAACTGAAAGCTCTACCCCTGTGGAGGACGGCTGCAATTTGGTTATCTGCTGTGATCTTTGCTGGTGTTAATGATGTTGAA